GTTGATTATTTACCGGAAGAATATAAACTGATCCATCTGCAGGCATGTGATACTCTTTTCCCTCCGCCCAATGTGTGCATTTTTCATTCGTGATGATCGGAACATGCACTCTGCACATATAACCATCATCCAAATTATCACTTGACCACGGATAATCTCTGTGAGTGATACTACATGTTTGTGCTTTTATCATCGTGATTCGAGCTCGTCTTGGATAGAATCCTTGTTCATCCAAAACACTAATAATTTTTTTTATCTCTCCGATGCAAGCAGGTGTTGGATTAACGTGCTCAAATGGATGTGAAATTTCTAGATACTTTGCAAGAAAATATTTGTACCATTTATTTTCGCACTTATCAATACCAACTTCCCATCCATCTTCACAACGACCAGTCCTACTTAAAACACTCCATCCACCAAAATTATTATATCCGTATTCTTTACCCTGAAAGGTAATTGGTATATTTTTAATTTTGTCAAGATCTTTTCGCATTGATTCTACATCAATGCTGTATGGCAATTTTTCAATCATCACATAAATGAATTAAATTTCTCCCCCTTTAGGAAGTTCTGGTGCTTCCGCTGCGGATCCATCAATTTCTGGTTCCATCACTGGTTTACCAAGATCCATTCCTGCTGCACCATCTAAAGGTAATCCAGTTTCTGGATCAACCGGTGCATTTGGATCTGGGATAATACCAGCAGCAATTTCTTTTTCAATGAGTTTATCTTGTTCGATAATCTCAATATCAGTCTGACGCAGAATCTTACGACGAACGTAATCTTGTGAATAGTATTTACCGACATATGGTTCTGCTGCTTGAACCATGGTTAGTCTTTCATTCATCAACTCTGCATCTTTGAGTTCCGAGAAATGATTATCATAAAGGAAGTCATATTGAATATGCTCACTCATCATCTCCCAATCTTCAGGAGTGATAATGTTCTTGAGAATCAATTGCGTCTTAAGCATATCATTGAACATATTAGAGAATCTCTTTCTCAAACGTCCAACAAACTTGGTGAATTTTAATTCGTCTCTTAAAATTTCAGAAGATCTACCCAAATTAAATCCACCTTCTCCGTCCATTCTGCTTGGCGGTACATTAAGGGCCCTGTAAAGTTTCTTTTTAAAATACTCAATGTCCGTGATTTCTCCCAAGTTTTGACCCCCAGGAAGAGTAGAAATTTCAGTTCCACGTCCTCCTTCTCTTCTAGGCAACCAGAAGTCCTCAAGCATAGCCATGTATTTTTTGTCATCACGGATCTCTCCAGTATCAGCATTGTATACAAGTTTATTACGATAACGCATCATAACGTCACGTAAATATTGTTCTGCCTTAATCTTTGGAAGATTGCCAACATCAATATAGAAAATTCTACGTTCTGGTGCTCTTGATAATCTGTAGATAACCAGAGAGTCCTCAATCATGCGAAGTTGATTGAGTGCCTTAATTGCTTTATGAAGATATGAAAGTGTATTACCTTTATTTCTATCTACAAGACCTGAAGTGCAATAAGTAATTGAATCTTTTGCAATCTTAATTCCCTGACTCTGACCAGTTTGTGTTGGGTTTGATGAAGGGAATGTTGTCTTGGGATTGTAAATAAAATACTCTTCAATTTCTGGGAAATCATAATCCATTGGATTATCACTTCTCAACTTTTGGAAGACGTTTTGCTTATCTCCTTCTTTTTTCTTTTGTTGACGAACATAACGCATTTTCATTGCGTCAATGTATCGCAATTCTTGAATACCTTCTTGAGGATTCTTTAAGTCGATAATTTTATGGTAGTAAATTCTTCCGTCAATATACCAGTTACGATAGATTTCGTGTGCCTTCTTATCGAAATCTAAAAGATCAAGAATATACTTAAATTCTTTTCTAATCTTCTTTTTAATACCATCACTAGCATTAAGATTTGACAGTTCAATTTCTACTGGACTGTCATTAGTATCTGAAACAATTGCTTCATTTACAATGTCTTCAATTGCACTGTCAACTTCTGGGTGAAGTGACATTTCACGATAGCGTTTAATTAATTCAAATTCGGTTCTATATACACCTTCAATGTCAACATAAGATCCAAAAAAACCACTACTCATATAGTGGTCAACCCCGTCCTCATTATTAGGAGGAACGGGGGAAACCGCACTAGGAGATAATGGTTCAGTGTCCTCTATTGAGAACCCAAATAACTTTGACATAATTTATATATTTGAATGATCTTTAGACTATTTATTAACCGTTTGGACCACCAGCTCCAGTGACAGAGAATGACTGTACCTGGAATTCTACCGTAAATTCTTCAATGGTATCTGAAGAATCATATGAAAGATCAATTTGAGAGACATTAGTTGGGAAAATATCAATGAATTCATACTCTTTCAGAACAGAGTTTCTGTCTCCCTGATTGGTTTGACTTGCTGCAGTTGCTCCTCTACCAAGTTGGAAAACTTTAGCATTGACCATGTATGCTGATGGATCAGTTGCACCAAGATTGTTATCCAATCTAGCAATCAATTCTGACCACTGCTCAAATGCATTACGGAGAGCAAATCCTTCATCGTTGATGATAGTTACTGTCCAAGTATCGATAGTTCTGTCTCCAGCAACTTTGAAAATTCTACCTCTGAAAGGAACATCAATTGATGCTACGTTCTGTGCGGGTAAAGCAGCTGCTTTGCAAAGGAATCTGAATGAATCAGCATCCCATGCAATTCCTCCTGGTAGACTTGGCATCTCTACCTCAAACAGATTGGGGCGGGCACCGCCGCCAATCAGTGCTGATTTAAATTGAGAAATAGTTTTGTTTTCTCTTGAAGTTGCCATTGTTTAAATCCTCCTTTTGTTATTTAGATAATGTTATCAAGCTCTACCTGCGACTTCTTCAAAACTTACGCCAGTTCGCGTAGCAACGAAGGTCAGAGTAATGTAATTGATGGATTTTGCAGGCTTCAGGAAGATGTCTGCTCTAAATTCATTATTATCAATAACATCTGGAGTGTTATTCGTCGTGTCGCAAATAACGAGGAATCCATATAAACCTCGTTTTGCTTCAATGTCTCTCAAGTAAGGTTCAACAATGTTTCTGAAGTTTGCTCTTGTCAACTCATCATTGAGTTCAAAGAGTTGTGCTTCTGCTGCCTTTTCAAGTGCTTGCTCAACCGTGAGGAACAAGCGACGAACGTTGATTCTATCAAACGCAGATGCATAGTTCAGAGCAGTCTTATCACCGAAGAGAACTGTTCCAACACCTGGTTTTGTGATGATGGAGTTAATTCTCAATGGATAGAGTTGATCTCTTTGTGCTTTCGTTGGATTGTATGCCAACTTAACTGCATTATTAATAACGCCACGCTGTTGACCTGCTGGGGAGAACCATGGATAAGAAGTGATATTTGTTCTTACCATGAGTCCAGCAACGTCTCCGTTACATGGAATGTAGCGGAAAGTATCATTGAATCTATCATAAACATACTTGTATCCACTGTCAAATACCGCATAAGATGATGATGTCAGTGGACTAAAGAAGTTGATCAGGTTTGTGGTTTGTGTAGTCGTATTTGAGACATTAACCACGTCTGTTCTGTGTGGTCCAATGCAAGCAATACAGTCTTTTCTTGAATTTGCAAGAGAAATCAGTTTGTTTGCTTTTGCTTGAGACTCTTGCTTGTCCGAAAGACCAGGACCCATGATTAAGAAATCAACTGCCTCTTCATCCTTATTGGTGAATTCTTCATATGCAGTGATCAGATTTGCAAGAGTTGCGGTCATTCCACCGTTTGATCCTGCGGCAGGAACTCCAGCACTGTAATCTTCACCACCCTTGAGAGTGTATGTTACGTTTCCGACTGCACTGAAGACAGTGTTTTGTGCATTCAGACCCCAGAGACCTTGAGCAGTTGTGTATGCAGTTGTGTCTGTTGAGAATCCAGTTGCTCTTGGAGCAGTTCCGTGGAAAGTATCCTCTGCTGAAGCAGGACTCTTACCAGCATATAGATTTGCAGATCTGTCTGCAATGTAATCCTTGTAGTAAACCTTTTCTGGAGCATTGACGTTAGAAATTGCGTCTTTTGCTTTCGAGAGATTTAAGTGTCTTTCAATAACGTTACCCTTAATTCCAGTAACTCCACCATTGTCGTCTACGACAACAACGTGAATTCCGTCATTCTTTCCTTGTCTATCTGAAACATAGACATTAGTTACTGGTTTTGGTGCAATTTCTTTCCAGTAAATGGTTGCATTGTTCAGATCAAGAAGTTGCTGATCGTACCAGTCAACAACTGATTCTGGAGTAATGCTTGAGAAGTTTCCATTACCAGAAGTTTGAATCCCCGAAGTGTCTACAAACTTAACTGCATCTGACGTATCAAACGCTGCAAATGATGTACCTTGTTGATAGGTGATTGCAGTTTCGGTTCCACCAGAAGAAACTCTTGATACAATCTTTACATCGATTGTACTCTTGAAGTTTGTTGCGTCTGTGTTGATTCCAGTAATGATTCCTTTCAGGTAACCATCAAAGGTTGAAGTGGTTCCGTTTCCAGGAATGGTAACGCTACTTAAAGCAGCGGTTACTGCAAGACCAATTACTGCTCCCGTATCTCCTACGTTATCAGTTCCAATACCGATTCTTTGGTCTGCTAAATCGTCGATCTGGCAAACTTTTAATTCGTTCGCCCAAGAACCAGGGTTCTTTGCAGCATATGTAAAGTCTGTTGCATCAGTGTGATTGTTCTGATAATCATCGTAGTTGAGAATCTGTAACGAATCCGTAGATGCGATGCCGACTCCAGCATTTGCGTTGTTCAGGTCGTCATCAGTTGCTCTAACAACCTTAAGAACACCGCCATATGAGAGGAAAGATGATGCACTCATCCAATACTCATATTGAGCATCAGTTGAAAGTGGTTTTCCAAAAACGTTGATCAGATCTGTTTCGTTGGTGACAGTGATTGGTTCATTTACTGGACCGATAGGA